AGGAAGAAGTCAAGTCGATACCATATCCGTGGACTTGTCTCAACGACCTGACCTATGGTTTCAGGGAACGAGAACTTGTAACCATCACTAGTGGTTCTGGTATGGGTAAATCACAGATTGTCAGAGAGTTGGAACACTACTTACTAGGTGCAACAGATGACAACATTGGTATACTCGCATTGGAAGAAGACATACCTAAGACTGCTCTAGGGATTATGAGCATTGAGGCTAACCAGACTCTACATCTGAGCCGAGAGTTTGACAGGGAAACCAAGAAAGTCTTTTGGGACAAGACGTTAGGTACAGGACGTATCTTTATGTTTGACCATTGGGGTTCAACCAATGAGGATAACTTACTAAGTCGCATTAGGTATATGGCGAAAGGTCTTGATTGTAAATGGATTATTCTTGACCACTTGAGTATTGTTGTGAGTGACCAAGAGAATGGTGACGAGCGTAAAGCCATTGACGGCATTATGACTAAGCTACGACAGTTAGTACAGGAGACAGGCGTTGGTTTGTTTTTAGTGTCACACCTACGCAGACCATCAGGCAAAGCACACGAAGATGGTGGACAGATTAGCCTAGCAGAGTTACGTGGCTCGGCATCTATCGCACAGTTATCCGACATGGTGATTGGTTTGGAACGTGACCAACAGAACGCAGACGCAAAGGTACGCAACACGACTACAGTTCGTGTACTTAAGAATAGGTTTGCAGGACTAACAGGACCTGCTTGTTACCTATACTATGACAAAGATACAGGACGTATGGTTGAAACATCATGCCCTGTTGCTGACGATAAGCAGGAGTTCTAGTGAAGCAGATAGTTTTTGATATAGAAGCTAACGGACTAAAGCCTACAAAGGTTTGGGTAATCGTTGCTTGTGACCTATCAAACCAAGAGACAGTTGTGTTCTCTGGTGATACGTTACAGGACTTCAATGCTTATATCAAAGATGCTGAGGTCATCGGTCATAACATCATTGGCTATGACGTACCAGTTCTTGAACGCTTACTAGGCACAGACTTTAGCAGTTGTAAGATTACAGATACACTAGTATTATCACGACTCACTGACCCATCACGGGAAGGTGGTCACTCATTAGATAACTGGGGACAGCGTCTAGGTTTCCCGAAAGGAGAACACAGTGATTGGAATACATTTTCTCAGGATATGGTGGACTATTGCAAGCAAGATGTACTGGTTAATGTCAAAGTGTACAACGCGCTACGAAGTGTATTGGCAGGTTTTGGAAGCGAGAGCATTAGCCTTGAGCATCAAGTACAAAGCATTATCACAAAACAAACGGACAACGGTTGGCTACTAGACCAAGAACACGCTTTTGTTTTACTTGCTAAACTTAAGGAAAAGAAGTACGACCTTGAAGATAAGGTACATGAAACATTTAAACCGTTACCTACATTCATTAAGGAGATAACACCCAAGTACAAGAAGGACGGTACGATGTCCGTTGTTGGTCTTAAGTTTCTAGGGGACAGTTGGTCAGACTATATAGCACCATTTAGTCGCGTTGATTACCCAGAGTTTAACTTAGGCTCAAGACAGCAGATAGGTAGATACTTACAATACTTTGGTTGGAAGCCTAAGAAGTTTACAGAGAAGGGTCAAGCCATTGTTGATGAATCTATCTTATCTAAGGTAACTAATATACCAGAAGCTAATATGATTGCTGAGTACCTAATGGTTCAGAAGCGTATAGCACAGGTACAGTCATGGTTAGATGCTGTTGAGGACGATGATAGGGTACATGGATATGTAAACGCTAACGGTGCGGTAACGGGACGTATGACACACTCTAGTCCCAACGTAGCACAAGTGCCTAGTTCGGGCGCACCATACGGAGCAGATTGTAGAGCCTGTTGGACATCCCCAAAAGGCTACAAGATTGTCGGTATGGACGCATCGGGACTTGAGTTACGAATGCTTGCACACTACATGAACGATGAGGCATATACAAATGAAATACTCACTGGAGACATTCATACAGCAAATCAGCTTGCTAGCGGTGTTGACACAAGAAGTCAAGCAAAGACTTTCATATATGCGTTCCTTTATGGAGCAGGAGACGCTAAAATCGGAAGTATCGTTGGAGGAAATGCTGTTGATGGTAGACGACTTAAGGCGAAGTTCCTCAGCAACACGCCATCTCTTAGAGACTTACGAGAAAGAGTTGGTGTATCAGCTTCAAGAGGCTACGTTTTTGGACTGGATAGGAGACGAGTCTACGTACGCTCAGAACACTCAGCATTAAACACACTGTTACAATCGGCAGGTGCTATCGTCATGAAGAAGGCATTATGTTTGCTTGACGAATACGCTAGTACTTGGAACTTAGACTACAAATTTATAGGAAATATACATGATGAAATTCAAACAGAGGTTAAAGAAGATGAAGCAGATGTTTTTGGACGGCTTGCGGTTTCCTGTATTGAAGCCGCAGGTATCCACTACAAACTTAACTGCCCCCTCGCGGGCGAATATCAGGTTGGTGACAACTGGTCAGAAACCCACTAGGAGTGATGGTATGAAAACTAGACAAGAACAGATGGAAGAAGAAGCGTTAGCGTATCACAAGAAGAACCTAGAAGTTTGGGATAAGTTTGAAGAGTTTGCTTTTGACCGCATACAAAAAGGTTTTAAAAGTTTCTCGGCAAGTGCAATCATTCAACGCATACGTTGGGACTACACCGATATTGGTGGTCGTGGTGAAGTGTTATTTAAAATACCCAACGCTCATGCCGCTTTTTATGCTCGTTGGTTTATGAAGAAGTATCCTGAACACGAAGGTTTCTTTAGAACGTGTGTTCAGAAGAGTGCATTCAGACCTGCGAAGGCATCATAATGAAGCCCTGTAAAGCAGATAGAAAGAAGTTTGACTTGGATTTGGCTTATGGCTCTGTCAGGGAGGACAGGGTCGCTGAGATGCTACAGGACAAAAAGATAGAGGTTAAGTCTGAGAAAGACTTGTGGCAGAAGACAGGCAACATCTGCATCGAGTATGAGTCTTGGGGCAAGCCATCAGGTATTGAATCAACTGAGTCAGACTATTGGTTTCACAACCTCTGTATTGGTGATGATGAATATTGTACATTAGTATTCAAGACACCAGTACTAAAGAAGATTGTGAGTAAACTAGATACGTTCAGAACGGTATCAGGAGGCGACCACAACGCAAGCCGTATGCACTTGGTCAACTTACGTAAGCTATTTTCAAGCGATGTCATTAAGGCATTCAAGGATATAGAAGATGAGTAAAACAATACATACATTAGTAGATGACATATACCGACTGATGGAGACAAAAGAGGCAGAGGAAGCTGTAGACGTAGAAGCTGAGATTGAACTGTTCGGTGAGAACATGAAGACTCTAATGCGTACAGAGTTCGGACGTAAGCGTACAGCGGATAAACGAACATTGCGCCTGTCAAACATTGGTCGTGACGATAGGGTCTTATGGAATGTTGTTAATGGTACTGAGAAGGAAGAGATTAAACCTGCTACCTACATCAAGTTTATGTACGGTCACTTGATAGAAGAGATGTTATTGTTTATGACACGCATGGCAGGACACGAAGTATCAGATGAGCAACGTGTATGTGAAGTAGAGGGTATCAAGGGACACATGGACTGTAAGATTGACGGGCTTGTAGTGGACGTTAAGTCAGCCAGTTCCTTCGGGTTCAAGAAGTTCAAGGACGGTACACTGGCTATGGACGATGCCTTTGGTTATGTTGACCAGATTAAAGCATACGCTCATGCCTGTGGTGAGACTGAGTTCGGTTGGTTAGCTATGGATAAAGCCAATGGTCATCTCGCGGTACTTAAGTACGACCTAGAGGATACCCAAGCCCCTATACACGAACACATCAAGGGAGACATTAGAGAGCGTATAAAGCACGTTAAGGAGATGGTTAAGGGAGATGAGCCTACTGAGTTATGTACCAAGACAGTACCAGATGGTAAGTCGGGTAACATGAAGCTAGGCATCAAGTGTTCCTACTGTCAGTACAAGAAGCATTGCTATCCAGAACTGAGAGCCTTTGCCTATTCGTATGGTCCGAAGTTCCTAAGTGAAGTAGTCAACGAGCCTAGAGTACAGGAGATTAACCTTGAGCAAATATAAACCACGGAAGACTAGCGGTAAGTTTAGGTCAGCACTGGAGAAGGAGTTCTCAAAGGAGGTTAAGCGTAGTGGGTTTGACTACGAGCCGTACGGAATGCCTTACACAGTACACAGAACTTATATGCCAGACTTTGTACATGAACCTAGTAAGACAGTAGTGGAAGTAAAAGGTTTCTTTCGTGTAGGTGACACCTTGAAATATAAGTCAATTCGTGATACAATATTAGAAGATGGTTACGAATTAGTATTCCTACTGTCTAACGAACATAAGAAGGTACGGAAGGGCGGTAAGATTACAATGGGTCAGTGGTGTGAAAAAGAAGGTATGAAGCACTACACACTAAGCACCGCTCAGGAACTTGTTAAATACGTAGAAGGGAAGATGAAGTAATGTCACATACATTAGAGGAACTCAAGGAAGCAGTAGCAAGGGACTACGATGCGGTGTTAGTAGTTGAGGCTTTAGACATCTCAGTTGAGGACTTGCTAGAGGCTTTTGAAGATAGATTAATTAGGAACAGAGACTTATTTACGGAGGATGACTATGAGCATTGACGATGCAACCCCTGCTGATTGGGACAGACTAAGAGATAAACACCCTACACTAGTCAAGAAGTACGAAGACTTTGTGAAGGACAATGAAGACCCAGTAAATAGCCCACAGCACTATAACTATGGTAAGGTTGAATGTATTGAAGCCATAGAGGAGAGTATGACCCCTGAGTCATTCAAGGGTTACCTCAAGGGCAATACTATGAAGTACCTGTGGAGATATGAGCGTAAGGGCAAAGGACTGGAGGATTTGCGTAAAGCACAATGGTACTTGAACAAACTTATAAAGGAGATAGACAATGAAAGGGCAGACGGATTACGGTAAGGGGTCAGGACGCAGACCCACCAAAGATGCCGAACAGTTTGCAAATAATTGGGACGCTATCTTTAAGAAACAAAAAACCAAAGAACAGAAACCAAAGGATAAGGAAGAGAAGAAATGAATCAGTACCAAGAGTTTATACACAAGTCCCGATACGCACGTTGGCTACCTGAGGAAGGCAGACGAGAGCGATGGGATGAGACAGTCAATAGATACGTAGACTTCTGGAAGGAACGTGGTCAGATAAACGATAAGACAGCATTACAGTTGTTTAATGCTATCCATAACCTAGACGTAATGCCCAGTATGCGCTGTATGATGACAGCGGGTGAGGCTTTAGACAAGGACAACGTAGCAGGGTTTAACTGTAGTTATCTACACATTGACTCACCTCGTAGCTTTGATGAACTTATGTACGTTCTTATGTGTGGTACTGGTGTAGGGTTCAGTGTGGAACGTAACTTCATTACCAAGCTACCCATCATCGCTGAGTCATTCCATGAGACTGACAGTACCATCGTAGTAGCTGACAGCAAGATTGGATGGGCTAGTGCATTCCGTGAGTTGATTGCTATGCTGTATGCAGGTAAGATACCTAAGTGGGATATGCACAAGGTACGCCCATCAGGTGCTAGACTTAAGACATTCGGTGGTCGTGCTAGTGGTGCAGAACCTCTTGAGGATTTGTTTAACTTCTGTGTAGGTATATTCCAGAAGGCATCAGGACGCAAGCTAACTAGTATTGAGTGTCACGATGTTGTATGTAAGATTGCAGACATTGTAGTTGTCGGTGGTGTACGTAGGTCAGCATTGATTAGTTTGTCAAACCTATCAGACCCACGTATGGCTAAGGCTAAGTCTGGTCAGTGGTGGATGGATGAAGGACAACGTAGACTAGCTAACAACAGCGTAGCGTACACAGAGAAGCCAGACTTTGAATCATTCCTTACTGAGATGCACACCATGTACGACAGTAAGGCAGGAGAGCGTGGTATCTTTAGTCGTGTGGCGGCACAGAAGATAGCCGCTAAGAACGGACGGAGAGACTCTGAGCAGGACTTTGGAACTAACCCTTGCTCTGAGATTATCCTACGCAGTAATCAGTTCTGTAACCTATCTGAGGTCGTTATACGCGCACAGGACGATTTAGTTAGTCTTAAAAAGAAAGTTGAAGTAGCTTCCATTATCGGAACTCTACAGGCTACCTTGACTGACTTCCGCTACCTACGCAACGTATGGAAAAAGAATACAGAAGAAGAAGCACTACTAGGTGTCAGTTTAACGGGTATATGTGACCACGAATTACTAGGTACAGATTCACCAGACCTAGAGAAGTGGCTAACGGAGATGAGAGATGTTGCTATTAAAACTAATAAAGAATGGGCTGAGAAACTTGGCATCAATCAGTCTACAGCTATTACTTGTGTTAAGCCAAGCGGTACTGTGTCTCAGCTTGTTGATTCTGCTAGTGGCATACATCCCCGTTTTTCTAAGCATTATATCCGTAGAGTGCGTTCAGACAAGAAAGACCCGCTTGCTCAGTACATGACAGCCGCAGGTTTCCCTGTGGAAGATGACGTAATGAGTAAGTCTTCATTGGTCTTTGGCTTTCCAATCAAGTCACCTGAGAGTAGTACCACAGTAAAGCAGGTAGGTGCTATGGAACAGCTAAGAGTCTGGAAGAAGTACCAAGATTACTGGTGCGAACATAAGCCAAGTGTCACTGTTTATTATACAGATAGTGAGTTCCTGCAAATAGCACAGTGGATATGGGATAACTTTGATTCGGTCAGTGGTATTAGTTTGTTGCCAGTTAGTGACCATGTGTATCAGCAAGCCCCATATGAGGACATAACCGCTGAGAAGTATGAGGAGTTACTTGCGGCTATGCCAGTTGATATTGATTGGGATGACCTAGAGAACTTTGAGAAGGAGGACAACACTACAGGTTCTCAGGAACTAGCGTGTGTCGGAGGAGCGTGTGAAATAGCATAGGTAAAACTAAGGGGGCGCAATGCCCCCTTTTGTTATTCCTGTGGTACTGTAGCACCAATAGCCAAACCTGCCCCCGCTCCAGTCTGACCCGCATTTTCCATGAACCTTGTCATTAGACCTTTAGGAATCGGTTCTCCCTTAAGTAACTTTGCGTTTATTATCTTAAGTTGATTTATCTGAGATTGAATCTTTTCAGGACTCATTGCTTTCTTTACAAAAGCACCTATCAAGGCTAAACTCACACCACCGCCAAGAGTAGGCTTTCTTATCCCACTAAGTTCTCCCGAACGTACAGATAGAGAAAGAGCAGACTCAGAACCTTTAATACCGTCAGACAGTTGTTTAATTTCCTTGCCTAACTCTATTAGCTTATCTCCTTTTTCTTTACCTACAATAGCGTTAAATGTATCACGGAACTTAGCTGTGTTCATTCTACGAACAAAATCAACACCTTCTTTAGCGTTTTTCTGCGGGAACAAGTTGTTTAAGAACTCTTTCTCAATGCTTTCTAATATATTGTTACCTGCGTTGTCTACTTTAAGTTCTTTAGCTTTAGCAATTAATGCTTTTACTTCTTTAACGCCAATGTTTTCACCACTCTTAACTAAGTATTGACCGATGTCAGCTACGTTATCTTTTCTAAGTGACTTTGTTATCCAGTTTCCATGTATAGTGTCAATCCCTTCTTTGTACATCTTTTTAAGGTTGTCATACTTTACCTTTAGTTCAGGATTAAAGTTTTTAGAGGCACTTTCCATTGAGTTTTCCAACTCTCCGATAGCTTTGTTAATTAGCTTTTCTGCCTGAGTACTTTTCTCACCTACAGATTTCTGCATATTTCTCTGTAAAGCCTTTAACTCTGAAAGTTCTTTATGCGCTTCAGAAAATGACATATCTTTTCTTAGGTTGTTTAGCTTGTTAGCGATAGTTTTATGAGTACCTGAAATACCTGTCTCACCAAACTTGTTTGTCAATAAGTTAAGAGCATCTTTACCTAGAGCGATAGTAGAAGCAGGTCGAACAAGGTTCTTATTCCTAGCTAAAGTTCCGTCTAAGTTCTTAAGCGCACTATTAATCATCTTACGCGCTATAGGGTCTCCTGCAACATTAGGCAACAACTGAGTTAGTTTTCTTTTCTGCTTGACTACTTCAGCAGGGGTTAATCTAGCAGGAATAGCGTTTACAGCTTTCATTACAGATTGTTGAGAAGATGTTTTAACAATAAGTTTATCATAACCACGCTTAACTGCATTCTTAACATTACCCGTCCCTACAAATACAGCACCTTCTTTGTCAATAGCCTTATACAAAGGGTCTACAACAGCTTGTAAGGCTTTGTCTGAATCCTGTACTAGCTTGGCTAGAGCAATACCTGTTTCTTCTCTAGTCTTATCTGTAGTGGCTCTACCGACTAATTCAGTAAACTGTGCGATAATGTAATCGTCCTGACCCTTTAATGTTTCATCATAGTTCTTACCTAGTAAATAAGAAGATGACGAATAGTCTTGTGCTAGACTCATGCCCTTATATTCAGGAACAGCTTGTGAAGGGAACAGACCTGTACCGCTGTCAGCAAGTTTACTCTGTAGACGCGCGGCTCTCTCAAGGTCTTCAGTTCTTTTAACTAGACTCTCCTCAACCGATTTAACAAACTCAGCATTGACGTTACCTCTTGCGGCTACTTCCTCTAAGGTGGTCTCTCCTCTCCTGATAGCTAATACTGTTTCCGCTACCTCTGACTCATTACCGCCTTTAAGATATACAGGCTGAAACATTGCTCTCATAGGTTTGTATACCGCAGATAGTCCTTTACCTAAGAGACCGAAAGCACCACCGAATGCCGCGTCTACTGCACCTGCTTTTAAAGCATTTTGTGTTTCCTTTTCTACGTCAAAGTCTCTGTCTTCTGAATAAGACTCAATTAGTTCTCCCGCAAAGTAACCAGTAGCCGCCCCTATGCCTCCTCCTATAAGAGTACCAAAG